CGCAGGCCTTTGGCATCTTCGACCATGTCGGTCCAGATGCCGATCGGTTCGTCGGCGTTGTGCTGCCAGAGCATGGCGGGCATGCTGCCTGCTGCCTTGTGCCTTTGCAGCGAGTTCATGAACGCGCCCGACGCGATGACATCGTCATAGTTGTCGCGCACGCCGAACACGGAGCCATAGCCCTCAATCGTGCCGTCGTCCCCGGTCGCTTTGATGCTCAAGGCATAGGAGCGGATCTCATGACCGCCGGGTGACTCTTTCAGTTCTCTGTGCTGTTGCATCTTTGTCCCCTTACGCTGTTAAAAACAGCAGTTCATCTCGCCGATTGCGCCGCTTGGTTTTTGGCCGAGTGTCATCAAACTTCGGCGTGTAGCCGCTCAGCCAACGCGATCCACCAGAGGGGCCGTTCTCGGGCTGAGGCGGCGTCGCCTCAGTGGTTGCCGACATCAAATAATCACTGCTGCCTGGCGCATTGAGCGCTGCTCGTATCCTCTGTGCCGCTGTAAATATCCCACTGCCAATGCCGCTGACTTTGAGCGCGGCGGCCGCCATCGAGCTGCCCGCATCGGCTCCCGATCCCTGCCAGCTTCCTTGCCACTGCCCTAACCATTTGGAGGCCACCGCTTACGATCCGTCCAGGGTGGTTACCGTGCGGGTGCCACTGCTGTAGGTGCCCGCAATTCGCACCTTGCTGCCGTCGACCGCGCGGAATTCCGGGCTGACGCCCTCTAGACCGGTGGCGTTTCCGGCTGCTTGGGCCAGTAATATGCGGAGGGCTTGTTTAAGTGACAGGCCGCCTTCGATCGGCGCTTCCAAGACGGCGCCGGTGACGCCGTCTTGTGTCAGTGCGCCGCCTATGGATACCGTTAAGCCGAAGCGTTGGCGCTTGCGCGGCTGGGCGGTCAGTTCTGCGATGCCACCGTTGACCAGCGCAAAGGCCCGCCCACGGTAAGGGCGTAACACATTCGCTGTACCTAACCCACTTGCAGCGGCGCTGGTTCGCTTGGCCATGACCGGCTGAGCGGCTACCACCGCGCCGCTGCCACTGTCGGCTACCAGCGCAACTGCGCCAGGGCCATAGTAGGTCAGCGTTTCGTAGGCCAGCAGCATCGTTACAGGTCGTCCACTGTGAACACGATCAGGTAAGCGTAGCTGCCAAGGGTGGTGCTGGTGATGTTCTTGATGGTGATCCCTTCGCCTTCACGCAAGCGGATTTCTTGCACCTCTGAGCCTTCTGGCAACCAGTTGATACCGGCTTGCAGCATGGTGGAAGGGAACGCCTGGGTCGCGCCCGTTTCATCGTTGGTGAAGGTGATGGGGAACAGCAGCGTGACATCGGTCAGTGTGGCACCCGTCTTGCAGGTAATGCCTGCTGGCAGCGCGGCGTTGGCGCTATCGCATGGTATTGGTGTGATGGCCGTGCCACCCGTATGCACCGCAGAAAACCGCTTGACATCCTGGCGCAAGGCCACGCCCGTGATGGCGGCGAGTGCCAGATTGATCAGGAACATCTTTTTCAGCACCACCATCTTGCCCGTGCCAGCTGCGTTGTGGATGCTGATCATGTGCTTGTTGGCCGCAAACGCCACGGCATCGGCCAGCGCGTAATAGGTGGGCAGCGCGCCGTTGAACACCGCTTGCTCATGCACGGTGTCTGCGCCAATGACCCGTGAGCGCGTGCGCATTTTGTTGCCCGATGAGTTGGGCGGGACTTGGGTGAAACTCTCAGGCATGGCTTAATCCTCGGAAAACATCACGGTTCCAGCCGGGAATAGCGGCGTTGTCAGCGCCGATACGATGATGGGCTGGGTGAGCGCGCCGCTGTACAGAATCTGGCCTGTCGCCACTACCGAGACACTGCCGTGCGTCCACGTCTCGGTGCCTACAAATCCACTTTCAACCTCGGGAAAGGTCACCTGTGCGGCGTTTTTGACTGCGCTGCCTGAGGCGTTTGGCGTGCCGTTGGTGTCGCAAATTATCCAGCCCGTGTCGTCGCGGGTGACCGTTTGTGCGGCGTAGCTGGTTGGTGTCGGGGCGCTGGTCGTTGCAGTGCCTGCCTCGCCGGGGTCTGCCGTGTGAAAATTGAGTTGCAGCACCGCACCGTATGACGGCATGGCGACGGCGTTGAAAACAAACTTTACAAAGTCGTTTTCTGTGGCGTTGGCTTTTGACATTGAGTTTAGGCCTCGTATCGGGTTGTTGTTTGCGTGATTTCGTCATTGCCATCACGCTCCACCACTTGCACGGCTTTGCGCGCAAATGCGTTGTTCACAGTGACTGGCGCCGGTTGTACTTCGATGTTGACTACGGCTTGCTGCGCTTTTTGCTCGGGCATGACCGCCTCTATATTTACGATTGTTTCCGGCACGTTGATTGCGTTGCGCACCTCTACCGGTGGCGTGTTCACTGTGACGTTGGGCGCGGCCGGGGCTTCGTTGCGTACATTGATTTCGTTGCGCTGCTCTGGCAGGTGGTTGTTTACGATCACCGGCGGGCGCTGGCTCAGGGCTTCTAGCTTGCGCTCCAAGCGATTAAACGCCTTGTCTTGCTCGGCGGGGTCTGGTTCATTGGTGGTTCCTTTGCCTTGGCTCATGTTCAGCGGGGTGAGCGGTTCATCCAGGCCGGGTAGTGGGTCTTTGCCTTCTTCGTCGCGGATTTCGTTGCGCGTGTAGATGCCCATCTCCGCCATGGTGCGGGCCCAGAGTGCGCGGTCTTTCATGGCGCCGGCCATCAGGTAGCGGGTGTCGAATTCGGCGAACAGCGGGCCGTTGCCATCGAGCAGCATTTCGTCAATGCGCTGCATCCAGGCTTGGTGCCAGGGGGCCAGCGTGTGTTTGACGTGGGCGGCAAAGAAGGCCTCGGAACTGGCGAAGGTGGCGGACTTGTCGGAGTGGCCGACCATGATCGGGAAGACGCCGTAGGCGCGGCAGATTTCTTCGATCTGTAGGCGGCGTGTTTCGACGTGCTGGGCGTCGACACCGTTGATGGCGGTGCTGGTCCATTTGGCTGAGCGGTCGAGTACCAGCGGGTCGCCGGCTTTGTCGGCGCCAGATTTGCGTTTGAGGAATGCGGCCAGGCGTTCGTGTTGTTCTTGGGTGAGGTTGCCTTCGACGGTGTAGACGCCGCTCGGGCGCAGGCCGTTGGCGTGCATGGCGGCCTGGCTTTTTTCGGTGGCGATGGCGAGGCCGATGGCGGAGCGGGCGAGTACGACGGCGTTCATGCTGCCGATCCAGTCCCATTGCACGCCGTTGAGGATAAATACGTCTTCCGGGGCGAAGTCGCCGATCTGGCCAAACTGATCCCAGCAGCGATAGCGCACGTCATAGCGGCTGACCCGCCGCATGTCCCACTGGCCAGGCATGACCGGGATCAGTTCGCGCACGCGGCCTTTGTCGTCGCGTACTTTGATGGAGAGGCCGGCGCCGGTGAGCGCGGCGTGAATGGTCATCTGCCGCCGCCATTCGAAGGCGGTCTGCCATTCGTTGGGGCGGCGGTTGAGCAGGCGATATTCCGGGATGTCCGCAGCTTTCTTGCGGGTGCCGTCGCTTTGTTCGCGGTAGACATGCAGGTCCGGCGTGGCGCAACCGTCGGCAATGACTTTGACGCAGGCCAGCACGGTGGAGACCTGTAATGCGGTCTTGTCGGTGACGGTGACGCCAGCCACCTGGCCGCCGCTGAATCCGTCGATCAGGTTGGCGACCTGGTCGTAGGTCAGCTCGGCGGCTTTGCGGCCAAATAGTTTGTCGAGGAATTTCACGCGGTTTCCTTCATGCGGCTTCCGTTCATGCTGTTTCCGTTTCCCAGAAGGATTTCTCTTCCGCCGCCGCACCGACCATGGCGCGGTTCATCGCCACCACAGTGGCGACGGCACCGTCGATCTTGTTTTCCGGGCGCAACTTGCGCGGGAAGATGTTTTCGTTGCGGTCTTCCTTGACTTCGACGTTGCTGAACATCCAGACGAAGGCGGGGTTGCCGTCGTGGTGGAAGCGACCGGCGTCGACCAGCGCCTGGATCTCTTTCATCGGTTCACTGAGGTAGCGCACCTGTTGCGGGATGTCGACCACCTGGAAGCCTTCGGCGGCGAGGTTGGCGCCGAGCTGCTGGCCACCCCAGGGGTCTTTGGCGACTTCGGCAACGACAACGATCTCTGAGCTGGTAAGGATTTCTTCTTCGATCTGGGTGAGGTCGATCATGTTGCCGGGCGTGGCGACCAGGTAACCGGCGTTGACCCAGGCCTGGTAGTGGGCGTTTTCCGGTTTCTCGACGGCATCTGCTGGCACGAAGTTGCGGCTGATGGCGTAGTAATGCGGCTTTCCGGCCTCGGTTCCGGGCCGCTTGAACAGCCATACGGCGCTGGCGATGTCTTGTTTGCTGGCCAGGTCGAGGCCGATGACGCAGGATTCACCGCGGAAATCGTCCAGTTTTAGGGTGGGGTCGCCGGCTTGCTGGAAGGCGTGCAGGTTGATCCAGGGCGAGGCGGCGGCAACCCAGATGTCGAGGTGTTTGGTTTTGAAGACGTTCTGCTTGCGCGGGTCGGCAATGGCGTCCCGCTGCTGTGTGCGCAGGAATTCGGCATCGACCGAGACGCCGAAGTTGGGGTTTGCTTTGCGCAGGGCGTCTTCGCTGGTCCAGTCGTCCTTTTCGTCGACGGTGAAGATGATGCCGAAGCGCTGGTCGTTTTCGATGACGCCTTCGAGGATTTTTTGCAGCTCCACCTGGTGCTGGTAGCACGGGCCGGAAATGTCGCTGCCGGCGGTGGTGATGACCAGCATCATCGGCTGCGAGCGCGCGCCCATGCCGGTCTGCATGGTGTCGTAGAGTTCGGCGGTTTTGTGTTCGTGGTATTCGTCGACGATGGCGCAGGACGGCGATGCACCGTCGCCCGGCTTGCCGATCACCGGCTCGAACTTGCTGTTGGTCTCGATCACGCTGAGGTTGCTGGCGTTGGGCGTGACGCCGAACGCGGCGCGGAATCCCGGCGTGGCGCGGGCCATCAGCAAGGCGGGGCGGAAGACTTCCAGCGCCTGGTCTTGCGAGGTGGCGCCGGAGTACACCTCGGCGCCGAATTCGTCGTCGACGGCGAGCATGTACAGGCCGATGACGCTGGCCAGCGTGGACTTGGCGTTCTTGCGCGGGACAAACAGGTCGACCACGCGGAAGCGGCGCTTGCCGGTGGTTCTGTCGACCCAGCCGAAGGCGCTGGCGAGGATGAATATCTGCCACGGTTCGAGGGTGATGGACTGACTACGTGCGGCCCAGTCACCCTTGATATGCGGCATCAGTTCGGCAAACTTGCAGATCCGTTCCGCCGGGCGGTAGGTTTTTCCTTTGCTGTCGACCAGCGCGGGGTTGAAGGTGTAGCGGAAGTCGGCGCGGGCAAGGTCGTTCAGGTGGCGCTGGCAGGCGAGGCGGTGCCACTTGCAGGCGGGGATTTTCCCGGCAACGACATCGGCCGCATAAGCGGTTGCGATGTCGGTGAAGTGGGTGGC